AATAGTAAATTGTGGATTCACATACTTACGTACTGCCCTTTGAATCACGGTGAGTAACACAGCCCATTCCAACTTGCTTGTGCCCAAGAAGTGCATCCAGTCATGAACACCTGGCTGTAGCAGGTTATCGTGTCGCAGTGCTACCAACCGTCTTAGCACCAAATGCACATCGCACATGTTCTGTCCACCCATTGACCACCCGTTAAAGTGTGTGTCGGGGTATTTTGCAGGATCACAGTATTCTTTCATCATGTCGTACCAACGATCTGCATCAGCATGATTGGCGCCTTGCAACACGTTTAAGAACTTGGCACCACCATTCTTAACACCCTTACGGTGCTTCATGAAGTAATCGTTATTGTACTTGGTAGCATCAACTGCTTCTTGTAGTGTGGTAATTTGGCAGGCAGCACTGGCTTTCTTATCGTGAATGACCCAGGTTGGAATATCAAGAATCATGCCGTAGTCTGAAACACCGTCTAGCCATTTAAGCACAGCATCACGTTTCTTCTGTGCTTTGGCACAGCCCGAGTTGGCTTTCCAGTCGCCTTCCCACAGGCCTTTGGCAATTTGAAATCCACCAGAGTCGCCCAGGATCACTGTGCCGGGTTCGCGATTACGAACCATGTCCTCTGACCAGTCCTGTTTGTTAAGATCCAAGTTGGCATGACCACCGGAGTACAAACTCCACCGGTAAGGAAAAAGACCTTTTTGACTATTAAGCCAATTCATCTGTTCCATGTCAGGCATGCCTTGCGGCATACGTGCGGGTTCCACATAAGGCCCGTTAACCGGGTCTCGTTGTTTACCTATAAACGTGGCATAGAATCCAGATATAGCCGGAAGGAACACAGCATAGTCCGACTGCTTGGCAGTCAGATTGTCTTGTACTACAGACTCGGTCATTATTTGCTTTGTGCAGGTAAAATATAGTTGTAAACTGCCAGGCCACTGTCTACTATAATCATGGCAGCACCATCATCGCTGATCTTAACAATCTTGTCACCAGTGAGATCCAGGATAGAAATAAATGTTTTTATTGGCCATGCCCATGACCGTTTAAGTTGACCGGTGACGCCGGGTTGGAATACAAAATTGCCAGCGTGTGTGCTGTGGTCACCAAAGAAGAACATCAAGTTGCCGTTTTCTGTTTTTGCTTGGAAGTTTGTTTCTTCGCTGTTGGCCTGTGCCTGCATCTTCAAACGCATGATGCTGGCAACAGTTGGCTCAAATTCAATGTGCCAGTTAACACCTTTAAACTTGACAGTTTTAAGTTGTTCGTTGACATGCTCACTGGCCATAAATCGATAACTGTTTTTAAAGTCGCCAATTTTGTTTTCAAAGTTGATGCCGTCGGGCTCGCCTGTGCTACGACGTGTAATGCTGAGCTTGGCGTCCTCACGATACTCTTGCAAGTTCAACAAGATTTTTAATTTGGCCAGATTAGGCATGCCAAAGTTGCCGATAAAGTCTGGCACTGGATTGGCAAACTTGCCCTCAACTACCACAGACCTGTTTTCTGCCAAACCAGAAATAACAGTCTCTTCCTCAGTGCCTGTGATTTTTACCAAATCGATTACACCCAAGTCCAGCGTGTGTTCAACCAAGTCTAATAAATGATCTTTCATATTTAATTCTCCTATTGTGTATTGTATATGTTTTATTTAGATTTTGCAAGCTATTTCTGAATTATTTTTGCCAGAGTTTGTCCACCACGAATGCTTTTGAGTTCACCGGGTTTGCGCAGTTCTAGCCAGGTCAGGTTTCCGGCGTCAGTCCATTCGAACATCTGTCGATACCCAATGGATCGTGCAATGTCCTTGACTCGGCGACCTGGAGTATAAAAACAAAAATTCTTTTCAACCAAGGCCACACAGTGTGCTCGGTCACAGTCGTTGAATGTCATTGCCAACACTCCCCCGGGTCGCAATTTTTTAAAGATGCTTTTCAAGTACTGTTCTATCACTTCCAGTGGAGTAAATTCAAAAAAGTTAAACGCAAGACACAGACCAAATTGATTACTGGGTAGGAAATCCAACACATGGTTACTGGTCGGGTCTTGATAGTGCATTCTTAATCTACGCTGGTATTCTTCTGTAAACAGTTTGTAGGCCGGTGCCAGTAATTCTTTGCTGTAGTCGACCAGATACAAAGGATCCAGTCCCACCAGGTCCTTAACAAATGACTCGACACCAGGACGAATAATCAATCCAGGATATTTCCAATCAACATAGCCTTTGATGCGATTGGAAATCATCTGTTGCACATCTGCAGTCATGAGCATTCGTCGATCCAGTATGTGCTGGTCAACCCGTTGATTGGTGGGGTCGTCAAGTTTTCCGTAGCGTTGCATCTCTTCAGTATACAGTCTACTGCTTTCTAGGTATTGTGTTTTTTCAGCAACTTCAATCATGCAATCCAGTTCTCTTATCAACTGAGTCACAGTAGAATTGAAATGTCCAAATGCATCAACAATTCTTTCCTGGTCTTCCTGCAGAGTCTGTGTATATGTGCGTGGTTGTATCACACTGCTTTTTACAGAATACAATACGCTGGATAATCTATGCTGTGCAGTGTATTGGATTTCCTCCACGTCAAACTGTGACAGGTGTGTACGGTACGCAACTAATTCACTGAGTTTCATGTATCACCATTCAAATAAAGTTTGGAATGTGTTCTCTGTGTTGGTAGCACTGGCCAGGTCCCATTCCAGTACACCCAACAAGTTGTCAATCTTTTGATCCACAACAGTTGCTTCCATCAATCCATCGTCAAACGGTAGTTCTGTAAACCAAGTGGGCAATCGTTGTTCATCTGTGGGATAACCAATTGATGTCCATCCAAGTGCATTTGACTTGAGTTTACACACAATAGTTTTCATGCCATCTACAATCTGCATACTGTAGTTATCACCGTTCATTTTACGCATGTTATTCCAGTTAATGGCAGCTCTGACGTGTCCGGGCATATTGGCTTTGCCCAGTCTGGCTTCTTCGGCTGCATATTTGGTCAAGTTGTTCACACGTTTAGGCGAACCTTTTTCCCAGCCCGGACGTTCCATAAACTCATATTTGAACTCACGAACACGCTCGATGATAGATTCACGTGTGGCACCATGCAGTGTACTATTTAGAATTTCCAGCAGAAAGTCTTGAATTACTTTGGGGGTGTCTGATCGCTTTAAATCTAAACCCATGGCCTTGGTCTTGCCCTTCTTACCATCTACATCCAGTCGCTTGCCTTCCAAGTCAATGATGTTCACAGCATAGCGTTTCTTTGTGATAAACAGGCCACGATCTGCTACCAATTCTCGACCTGCCGCAATCAACGCACCCATCTCTCTTGGACAATGGAATGCCTGTTCCATAAAGCCAGGAAAACTAGCATTGACCTGCTCGGCAATTGAGTCATACAACGCAATAGCAGTTTCTTTTGACCATGCCATACGACCTTCTGCCACTTCCTGCTTCACTGCCGGCCACGCAGTAAAGTAGCAAGAGTCTGTGTCACCATAGATGATGGCTTCGCCTGTGTGATCATACACGCCTGTGATACACTCATTGATGTGTGCATCCATGTGCCGAGCAATGGCACGACCTGTGAGTGTGGTACTTTGACCAATTCTATGATCAAAAAATCTACAACCAGGATTAAGAATAGCACCGTACAAGCTGTTCAAGTTAATCTTCTTGACCAGCTGTCGCTTGTCCCAGAATGCTTCTTCTTTTTTGTCTCGGGCTGTTTTCTTTTTGGCCTGTAGCTCTTTACGTTCACTGTACCAGCGTTCCAGCAAGCCCGGAATGATACCTTTCTTCTCAAACGTAAGGATGGTACCGTTGGCGCTCATGATCCAAGGCTGGTTACTATCAAACATGATGTTCCATATTTCTGCGGCACTGTGTGTGCTTTCTGTACCATCCTGCCAGTCAATGGTGATCTCTGTGCCACGCTGTTGTTCCATCACAGCAGTGTATTCCAAACTGCCAAACAAGCCTTCCCATGCAGCCGCAAAACTTGCACCCTTGGCGATCTTTTCTTTAATATAGTGGTCAGTCATAACAGGGCGCAGTTGTCCCACTACAGTTTCTGGTCCCATGTTCATGGCACGAATGGCTGATGGATACAGACTGTTGATGTCAACTGATCCAATCCAGTCATGCAGACCTTTTTTAGGATAGGCAACATAGGCACCTGCGGCCTGTGTGTCGTCATCGGTCAGGCGTTGTTTGCGATTGGGCACCACCATACCACGTTCGTGTGCTTCATTGATGATGGCCTGTTCAGTCACAGCCACAGCACCCATTGTGGTCTGTAGCAACACAGTATTGGCATGTGCTAATTCACTTGCCAAACTCAAGAACTGTAGTTTGCGATCTAGTTTGTGTAATAACAAGGTATCTTGACGGTTGTATTCAATGAACTTCTTAAAGTGTTGATTGTATAAAGAATCCAATGTGCCTTCGAACTGTGTCTTGCGTTCGTTTAGTTCGTATTCACCAATGGCATCCAAACTGTAACTGTGACGTTCTTCATATGTGTACTTGCGATATAGTTGCATATAGTCCATATGCACACGACCCACCAAATCATATGTTTGGCTTTCACTGCCAAAACGTTCGAACATACGCATCTTGGGCAGTTGTCCCCACAAGCAGAACTTACGTGTGTCGTCTTTGCTCAGTACACGAGTGCAACGATTCACAGTGTAGGGTATATCATACCCCTCTGAATTCCATCCTGACAACACATCTGCATCGTCAATCAAGTCCAGGAATGTTTTGATCATGTCCTCTTCTCGTTCAAACAAGATGGTGTTTTCAAAGTCGGCTACAAGCTCTTGTGCAGTAGCCCAACTCAAGCTTCGGGGCGGAACTGCCAGTGTGACCAATTGATCCAACCAGTTTAGGTAGACTGAGATTGCAGTGATGGGATTGAATGGATCCTCCACCGGCGAAAAACCTCGCTCTTTGTGAAAGTCTACTTCAATGTCGAAAAATGCAACATTGAGTTCCGGTGCGTCTTGGTCTTTGTAGTTTTCTTCCAGACAACGAAAGATGGGGTTGATATCACTCTCGTACAATTGCTTGCCGGAGTGCATACGAACTTCCTTGCGGAACTCTTTGTTGTTGCGTGTGCTGAATCTACTGACAGGTGTACCATAGATACTTTGGAACTTGCCCCTGGAGTCGTCATAGTAAAAGATGTAGTTGGCCGGATACTCTTGGTATCGCCTCACGCCATTGCGGCGTTCTACAACGTGAATGCGATCGTGTTCACGATCAAAAAGTGCGTCAATATAACTCATTAGTCTCCGTTTGTGGCCGGTAAGCCGTGGTTCATGTTCCTTACGGGAACGACTCGCTGTTTCGAAACAGTACTTATAGCGTTTTGCCCACAGTCTCAAGAATTGTTTCCAGCAACTCGTGGTCCTGCTTGGCCTTGCCAAACTCGGCCTTGTGTGCCAGTTTAATGGCCTTCTTCAACACCGCAGGTTTGATTTCCAATTCTTCAGCAATGGCCTTGACAGTGTCGTTAAGCCCGCCAGTGAGTGTTTCAATTTCGTGAGTTACCTGCATGCCCTCGTTGATGATTTGAATAAGTTTGATCTTTTGATCGCCGTTGAATGTTTTAGTTTCCATATGTTTCTCCTATAAGATGATTTTACACTAGGCTAATCGCAATGTCAAGTGTTTTAGGTCCAGTGCTGTGGTAGTGGAATAACAATTTGAGTCATTGTATTCACACACGGAACAGCGTCAAGCGTGGGGTAAATCTGCCGGGCCAACTCTTGTAACTGACCACGGGTTAGGCCAGTGATATCAAATTGAATTTTTTGATATCGGGCCTGGCCCAGTACTGCACATGTCCAATAGAGGTTGTTCCAGTCTTCAAATATCAACATCGGATTTACACAAGTGGCAATGTACTGTATTCGCCGACTGTCAAACTCTGCCGAGTCAATGACATTGGATTGGTGCTGTTGTTGAAAGGTTGCAACACGTTGATAAAACTGTTCCCAATCGTAAAATAACCATTCCCACACAAAATCTCTAGGATAGTGTTCGTGTTCCCGTATCACTGTGACCAAATTGATCATTTTGCGTATTAAAAAATCCTGTGGCCGTGTGGCCAGCCACCCGCGTTCTAAATGGTACAGTTTGTACACAAGATTGAGATACATGTTGAACCAGCTGTCGCCACCAAACACAACCAATGGCGGATCAAAAGTTTTTGTTTCGCCCAACGCCTGATGATGTACATTTTGCATCAGTTCGGGATCCTGCCATACCGTATGGAAATGCGGCTGCAAGAGCCGAGTTGGACATTGATGCAAGGTGTGAATTAACCAACTGCCTCCGGCGCCAGGCGGATATAGCAATATTTTTGATTTCATTAGAGAGGAGTAGTCTGACATTTGATTGTATTATATAGCCTTGCAACAACAAAAGCAAGTGGTTTTTATGTTTGTGTAAATTAATTGTATTAAATAGTTGCATGCCAAAAATATACATAGAAATAAACCAAGCAGTTGATTTTAATATTGACATCTACGACACTGTCATTGGTGAACAATTCTTCAATCAGCACGTGGAAATTGTCAAGGCAGATCCTGTAAGGTCATTTCCTGTGCTGACAGATTTTACCAAATACACTATTAGTTATTTTATAGAACTAGTCAAAGAAGCAAATAAAACCAGCACAATTGATTGGAGTCAATACACAATTCAACCCGGTGTAGAACATTACGAAGCCAATCAACTACAGTTCAATTTGATGCACAAGGACCTAGAAGTGGTTGCCGGAATTAACAAGTATGCTGGACTGGATGATGCGCAAAAAAAGTTAGTCGACGAACTACATTGTTGTTTACACAGTTTAGAAACAACTGAAGCACCGCTTGATTATAAATTTACAGGACGTTCCTTTGCCAATATCAGTTATTATCTAAATGGTCCAACAGATAATCACATGCCCGAGCCGGTACAATTTGCCAGAGCAATACAGCCAGGAGAGATAATGTTAGATTATCCATACGTGGGCAAAGAACCATTTTTTTGCATGATGCACCATGACAATTCTATGTTGTTACAGACCTGCAAAATGATCGATCGAATAAGCCTAAACTGGAAGCTACATTTAAACACAAACATTGGCACACACTGGGGGCCTCCACCCTGGCCGCAGGATGTAGATGCCGCACTCACTGATTGGTTTTACGCAAATCAGGCCGACATGGCCACACTGGGCTACAGTTTACAACGAATACTAGATCATACTGGATTTTGTATCCCAGGAAAAATTGATGATTTGTCTAAACTGGAATACCTGCGCAACACACCCAACGTCCATATCACTGGATACCAACTTATTAATTGATTATGAACAAAGACTTTCCAAACATTGCAGTAGTGCTGTATGACAATATAAAGCCTGAGTGCGTTGACATTGCACAAAACTTGATTGACTTGACTGATTTTAAACTGCGTGGTCAATATCAGTTTAACCTGTATCAAACAACAACTCTAACAGAAGAATTAAAAAAACTTGCCGATCAAGGATACGAGTGGGCTGGCATAGTTGCCGCTGGAAACTTTCTACAAAGCCAAACATTGATAATTGACACTATCCAACATGCCCAAGCAGAAAATTCACCAATGGCCTGTCACATATTAGATCGAGGCGGCTATTATCATTTACATCCACAATGGTTTGCACTGGATTTACAAGCATGGACCGCAGTTGGACAGCCGGCGTTTGAAGAACAATCTGGCTCGATCACTGTCGTCACACGCAAGACACAACGCGATACAAACAACGTGCATGATGACTATACGCCGTGGTGGCTCGCTCCTGATTCAGAGGAATTGGTTGAATACACCAGCGATCGTCAGTACACAGGCATCAACGTCATTGCTGAATTTATTCGAGCAGGATATCGTATAACCAACATTCCCA